CTCCTCCGCAATAATCCGTGGGGTCTCCAACGTCTTAGGAACAGCGACCACCTTGACAGGTAGTTCACGTTCCGGGGACCTCATGTCGATCCTGCTGTAATCTTCCGAAGCATAACCTCGGAAGGCAGCATAGCGCCAGTACGGCGCTACGGCTTCGAGTCTGTCCGTCCACGTCGGCATGGTATATTTCGCGTTAGCGATCAACCTATCCGCCGTGGCGCCAGACCCGTGGGCCGGGGTCAGGTCAAAGTCACGAACCCGAAGGTTCACCTTTGACAAGACAACTGAGAAAACCACGTCTGCCACGCGCCGAAACTCTTCTACGAGTTCCGGCTCAATGGCAGTCTCCCAGTTACCGACATCAGTGTTGGACTGGACGAAAGAATCGAACGCTTTCTGCGTTCGTTCCGCCCCGCACTCGAGCTCAACTTTCTTGAACATCAGCGTAAGCTGACGGACAGATCGTATTGCTTCGACCGAAGGGTCATCCAGCAGAGCTCCACTCGTGCGGTCAAAAATGAGGTCGAAGAAGCCCCCCAGAAAAACAGGGGTCTTCTGCCTGCACCGGAAACCCGGGAACAGGTCAGGACTCGCCTCGCCAAGGTCCAGAGCTCTTTCGAGCCCGGCACCAAGACGAGGCAGGACTCGAGTAAAAAACTCGAATCCCTCATTCTCGAACCGAGTCGTGACGGTTACAATATCACGACTGGTGTTTGTCGAGCAGAAGATTCCCACGTCAGTGAGAACCTTGTGGAAGAGTGTTACAAGGCTTTTCATGTTCTCTCCGTTCATACGGGGATGGGCATCCAAACCACATGACACTCACCTGGCAAGAGCTCTTGATTGAGCCACGCCAGGTTCGACGCTCAGATTCGACAGGTGGGGAGCCGAAGCCCCCCACCTGCCCTTCACGCCCGCACGCCCTTCAGGGCAATAGGGAAGTCCCTTCGGGACATGCGAGACGACTGGTGTGACGCCTGGTTACGACTCGAGCCCCAGAACCTTCTTCAGGTTCGCGTTGGTGCTCGCAGTCATCCAGGTCGTCGCGCCGGTAACGAGCTCTACGAGCTCGGTCTCCGTGAAGCCCACGTTGGGCCGGTCGATGGAGATGTTGATAACCGAACCGATCTCCGACTTAACGTCGGTGAGCGGGTCGGTCGACACCTTCTTACGACTGGCCTTGATGAGGGACCGTCGCCGTCCACCCTTAACCTGGTGCGAAACCAGGAGGGAGACGGTGCCGTCCGCTGACTGGTACGTCGCCGCGGTGTTATCCGTGACGGTACGTGGCAGCGAGACAGCAGATCCGACGGTCATAGTCTGAGGGTCGACGAGTGCCATTTGGTCCTCTTCCAGATGTTGTGCCGGTTGGCACGATGACAGGGGCAGGACATCCGCGTCACGCTCTAGAAATACCGAGCGCGGCGAGGATAGCCAGACGGTAGGGGCCCCAAGCCCCACTGTCTGCTTCGTTCACGAAACCGTACGGGTTAGCACGAATCCGCCGTTTAAAAACGGAGTTAACGGATGTGCTAACGTAGGTAGCACCCTCAAGGGGGCTAACCTGCGTCCACTGCACCTTGGCGACGGCCTTTCTTTCGACCGTTTCCATAGCATAGGCGTAGTTGACCACGTGGTTGTCATCATGGGCTACCTGAATCGCGGCGATGTTTTGCCGTATATCCAGGAACCAATCGATGAGCCAGGACCATGGCGTAATTTGCCATGCAGTCTTCGACGAGAGCGATAGACCCAACAAGGCGTCCATCGCACTGAGGTACTTCTCGAGACGACCGGTAAAACCGGGAATCTCGGGGAGTACGTAGGTAAATGACCCAGAGAAGGTCACGTACCTCGTCTGAGACATGAACAACTGCTTGTTGTAGGGCATATCCTGCTGTCCTTGAGCGCCATAGACTAGCATATCACCTTGCGGTGTGCCAGTCTTCGTCCACGAAGTAAGTGGATCGATACCGCGCCCGGCCCAGATCCGAGGGATCCCAAGTTCGGAATCCTGAAAGATCTCGGCCTTTGATTGGACAGGCAGTTTACCCCTACGCCGAATACGACGACCCTCATCCCGTCTGATCTGTTGGATCTTCAGGGAGACATCGCGCAAAGTTTTCGCGATGTTAACAGCGTCGTCGTAGGTGGGCATGATCCCGAATACCGCATTAAGGTACTCGTCCCCCACGCCACCAACACTCAGTTTATTAAGTGTGTGGAGTGGGATTTGGGGCAATCCGAGAGCAAGCTCAAGGAAAGCACCGGTCACGCTCACCTTCGGTGAAGCAGGAGCCAGTGATGTGAGCAACTGGGTCCCATCGCTCTGCAGCTTTTTGCTGTCAGGAGGCGATTGTGCAAGACCTGTAAAACTGGTCTTGTACTGTGGGGCCGAGGGCAAGGAGCCGAATTCAAACGGCATCCTTGATATCGCGGAAGAACCTACGGGCAAGTCCGATATAAACACCGGGTTGCCTACGCACCGATACGAAACGGGATAACCGTTTCCGTTCGGACGATATCTCACGTCTCGTCGTAGTGAAGTCTGCATACGCTGACTAGACATCTCAAACGGATGACCGTTATCGATGCCCAAGCCAGTGAGTGATTCATGATCACTCTTTGATGCAAGACCACTCGCCTCTAGCTCAGCTAGAAGGCGGGGACCAGGATTAAGATACTCTGCAAGGCCTCCTTCACGGCGCTGTAAAAAGCCGCCGTAGAGATCGACCTGCCGAGGATCCAGTCTGGTCCCACGAACATCACTTCGGTAAGAAGTGACTGACTCAGACAGTTGAGGACTTGAACCCGAATGTTGTAAAACACCATTCGAGTCGAACCAGCGGAATTTCAACGGCTCTCTTTGCCGCTTCCGCTGATCGTATCCAGCTGTCATTGTTGTCCTCCGGTAGAACGAAGTGAGATCCCCCAAGGTTACCATTGCGCTGCCAGGACCTTGTTCTGGGAATCAGTGGGAATCCGACAAACATCGGATGGCGCTGCGAAGCGCC